AAGGTACTGACTGACAGGGCATTCCATGGTCGATCTCATGCCGTATCAAGCGAACGGTTCCGAGTTCCTGCGTGCACACCCACGTTCGTATCTTGCTGACGACGCTGGCTTGGGTAAGACACGCCAAGTACTGGCATCCCTTGACGGACCTTTGCTCGTCGTCACCACAGCTGCGATCCGAGATGCTGACGTCTGGGGCGGAGAAGCCAGGAGGATTGGTTGGGACGCCCCTCTTACTGTGGTGTCCTACAACGGGCTGGATCGCTACTTGAAACTCAACAACACGCCGCCTACTAACATCGTGTTCGACGAAGCGCACCGTCTCAAGAACCGTAAGGTGTCCTGGTACCGACCGGCACAGCACGTTGTGAAAAACGCAGAACGTGTGCATCTTCTGTCCGGGACGCCGATCCCCAACCAAGCCAGTGAGTTGTGGTCGCAACTTGCCCTGCTGCGCAAGATGCCGGCGTACTGGCCGTGGGTGCGTGACTGGTTCACCATCGAGGCGGCTCCGTGGTCGGCGCACGTCGTGACGAACAAACTGAAGTACTGCGGTACGTGGTGCGCTGGACGAACGTGCGTGCACTGGCAGGAGTTCCATGACTTGAACCTTGCCGGGTACTGGCTGCGTCGAGAGCGTGACCAGGTCCTGACAGACCTTCCTCCGCTCACAGGCCACGAAGTGCCGATGCTCACTCCGATGACACGGGTACAGCGTAAAGCGTATGCGGAGATGAAGAAGTCGTACCTCGCTGAGTTACCTGGCGGCGTGCGTGTTTCTGCACTCACCCAGTCTCAGAGGTTCATCAACCTGTGGCGCTTGTCGACATCTGTGGAGTGTGCGTTCCCAGGCACAGGACTGCCGCTTTCGGACGACTCGACAAAGCTGATGCTGATTCGAGAAATGCTCGAAACACGAACACGTCCTGTTTTCATCGTCCACTGGTTCGGGAACACAGGTAGAAGTATCGGAGCTTTGCTGACAGACCTGGGCGTGTCCTGGGCGGGTGTAAACGGCACGACTCCACAAGCGCAGCGTCGTGCAATCTTCGCCGATTTCCAGGCAGGTAACTATGCCGTGTTGGTCGGCTCTGTCGGTGTCGTTGCTGAAGGTATTACACTGACTGCGGCAGATGAAGCAGTTCTTGTTGAACGATCCTGGGTTCCGTCACAGAACGAGCAGGTTATTCGGAGGCTGCACAGGATCGGACAGACAAGGCCTGTCTCGGTTCGACAACTTGTCACACCGAAGTCTGTGGATACCTTGCAGTGGGAGACCTTGACAAAGAAACAAGCAGGGATTGACCCGGTCCTCACACCGAAAGATTTGGCAAAGATGCTGTAAATCGCGCCCGTTCGGTTGACGAAAGCAAGGTGTGTGTGCTTTGATGTCAGACATGGCTTCTAGTTCTGCAGCGTTGAATGCTGTACATACGCCACGTGCGTTACTCACAAACTTACCTGCGTACGATGCAAGCCAGTTAGAGATTCTGTGCTGGTGCGGACGAGCCGTGGTTTACGTACCGAAGTCCTGGGTGCGTGAGGGTAAGACACGCAACTGTGGACGGAACCAGTGTTATCCGGGATGTGCTGTGTCAGAACGAGCTGACGTCTTCGACGATCCTCGAACAGAGTACAAACGTGCACGCAAGCGCCGACGTGGTGCCATGATGGATTTCGACATCGCCACGTACAAGCCTGCACAGGATAGCAGCGTTGCGTATCGGGACAACCCTCGGTACGCGAACGAGGTTGTTCTCCGCGTTCACCCTGGTATGTGCAAGTGTGGGTGCGGTGGACAAGTACAGGCAAAAACCAGCCGTTTTGTTCAGGGGCACGACGTGCGCCTTCGAGGTGTTCTTATTCGTGCTGTAGCGACACAGACTCCTGTTCGTGTCGTAACAGGTACTGATGAGATCGTTTACCAATCTGCGCTGGAGTATGCCGAACAACTAAGCACACCTCAGATGGACTGGGCCGTCAAAGTGATGGCTTCAGCTGTGCGGTACATGGATTCCGCAGTTCTCTAGGAGGAACAATGACGATGGTAGAGCAGATCGAGCAGACCCAGGAGCCGAAAGTTCCTACCAAGAAGGAGCTTCGAGCACTGCGTAACGAGAAGATCGCACAGTGTGTCGTGGACGACGGACTCAGTCTGGAGGCTGTGGGCAAAGAGTTCGATCTAACGCGTGAGCGTGTTCGTCAGATCGTGATGGAGGTGCGGCCTGAGTTCGATCTGACTGCGCGTCGAGCCGAGGAGCGCGACATGCGTACCCAGGCTCGTCGTGAGGAGCGAGAGACCGCGCGTGCAAAGCGGCGAGCCCTGTTGCGCAGTGGCGCTTCGAACGACGCCGAGGATGCGCCGCGTAAGTACGACGATGAGACGATGCTCGAGAACCTGCGTATCTTCGCCAAGGAGTACCCGAAGATGCGTGCAGCTGACTGGGCTGGTCTTCCGAGTGTCATGACGTACGTGCGCAGGTTCGGGTCATGGCGCGGGGCTTTAGCTGCTGCCGGCATGGACGTCCCTGTGTACACGGGGAAGAAGCGCGGGCCCAAGACGGAGTGGACGGACGAGGCTTGCCTTCACGGCCTTCACGCCTTCTTGCAGACGACGGACATCGAGCCGAACGAGAACTTCGGAGTGGCGCACTACGAGCGTTGGCGGGCTAACCGTCCGGGTATGGCACCGAGTCGATCCTTGCTGCTGGTTCGCTTCGGCAGTTGGCGCAAGGCGAAGCAGCGCGCACTTGAGATGTTCGGTGACGCATGATCGTGTTATAAGCACAACACACGTCAGCTTGTTGACGAGGTGCACGGCAGCGGGCCGTGAAACTCTTGACACAACCCTGTGCATGCGTGTAATATCTACTACGTCAGACAGACCATACAGAAGCAGGAGTTGAGAGCTGTGTCCTTGGCTACCGGAACAGTGTCGTTCAGCGAGATGTCCACGTATATGCAGTGCCCGCTGAAGCACTACTTGGCGTACACAGCCGGCTTGGTCGAGCCGCCTGAGCAGCGCCGGCCAGGACTGGCTCTCGGCTCTGCCTTCCACAAGATGTTGGAGGCTCGGTACCTTACCTTCAAGGAAGCCGATCAGAAGTCACGCCCTCGTGACATCGAGCAGGCTAACGTCGCGTCGTGGCAGGCACTGGGCGAGATGCTGGACAGCGGCAGGGAAGTTCTGTCCGAAGACCAGCGTACCTCTCTGGAGTGGATGCTCGACGGGTACAACGAGACCTACGGGACTGAGTACAACTGGGAGATTCTCGACGTCGAGCGACCTGTCGAGACTCCGTTGTGCACGCTCAACGACGGTCGTGAGATCAAGTTGATCGGACGTATCGACTTGGTCGTCCGTGAGAAGAGTCGTGTCTGGCTCGTCGACTTCAAGACCATGCGTGGGAAGAACGCGTCAGCCATGGCGTGGGTCCGTGAACGTGACCTGGACTGGCAGTTCACGCTGTACCAGGCGCTCATGGTTCGCGACGCGGAGATCGAGATTGCACGCGGGGAGCGCGACGGCACGTTCTGGAACAGCACGTGGCGTGCTGACAAGCCGGCCGGTGCGATCTACGCAGCGATTCGAACGGACGCCCTGAAGCGTCAGATGACGTCGGACGAGCGCTTTGGCCGACACATCATCCTGCGGTCGCCGGCATCTCTTGAACGTGCCCTGCAGAACGCTGAAGCTGTGGTTCGTCACATGGCAGCTGTGCAGGATCCGATCAACCCGCTTCCGGTGTTCTCGGCTCCCGACCCGCAGATGTGTGGTTGGAAGTGCTCGTATCGCGAGGTGCATCTACACGCCGACGCAACGGGACGTGACTACGCCGAAGTGGCAGCGGACTGGGGCTTCGTCCCCAAGGTCAGTCCAGAGACGCCGGCGAAGGCATCCGTGCCGGAATCTGAGGTTGACACCATTGAGAGCGCGCACACGTTGGTTTAATACTGACTACCACTCACAACAGTTGAAAGGTACTTTACCGTGCATAAGCAGCATCTACCGATTCACTCTATCGTAGCTGACTACACCTCTTTGTGCGAAGAAATTCCAGCAGGTAAAGTTACAGATTTTGCAATGATGGTAGTTCTCGAACGAGGCACCGAGTTACTGAACAGTATTAGTATAAGTTCGGAAGACATGCTTGACAGCGCAGAGTCCGAGGAGTCGACGCTGTGTCTGACGTGCATGGGCATGGCGTTGGCGTGCCGAACTCTGATTGCTGTCATGGACACCGTGTCTCCCGATCTTTTGCCTACAGAAGAAGTGCGTAAGTTTTTGACTATCAAGTATGCAACAACAGAGGTACTGGCTTACATGTGGCGGTTGCATGAAACCACAGATGGTGTTTCCCAGGAGACAGCACATGCGTGACTGGGCTCTCACCCTTGTCAGCCTTATCGTTGTGTTCGGGTACATGGCTGCCGTCGTCGAACAGTACTTCGCGCACCGAGCCACTGATCGTATCTGGCTTCGTCGAGTACTTGACGCTGCTGTCGCAGCACTGTCCTTCCGCTCGTTGCCATGTCCGCGTTGCGGCATGGATTCTTCGGATAATATTCTTTAAGAAGAAAGTGCTGCATATGAGTTCTACAGCGTTTTTTGTTCTATTTAGTTTTCAGATCATAACTGTACTTTTGATTTTAGTCCTTGCACGTAAGGCTACAAAACTGAAGTACTACCCCATTCCTGGACCCGAAGGTCCTCCTGGGCCTCCCGGTCCTATGGGTATGATGGGGCCGAAAGGCGAATCTGGTTTTGTCATCTATAGCTCAAGTGACTCCACTGACGAGTCCGACGACTGAAAGGTGCGCACTTGTGAGTGGATTTTGGACTCGCGGACGTCTTCTGGACGAAGCGCGTGAGGCCGTGGTGGACCGAGGGCAGGACTCGCACGGAAATCCCGAGGACACGTTTGCTGTCATCGCGGAGTACTGGTCGACGCACCTCGGAGTCAAGGTCTCAGCGACTGATGTAGCTATCATGATGACGCTACTGAAAGTTGCACGTCTTCGCGGCAATCCGTACCACTATGATTCCATTGTTGACGCTGCTGGTTACATGGCGTGCTTTGCAGAAATTGTTTCTCGTAAAGATGTTGAGCCGTTGCTCGTAGCGCCGGCAGATCCTGACGTTGCTCTCCTTGGGTACATCGAGCCACGTCCTGACTCTGACATCGAGAGCTGAGTACTCTAAAGTACTCTAAAGAATTTAGAGTAGAGTAGATCCGAGGTAGCGCATGGTTTCCGAGCAGGCTAAGTATTTTGCAGATGTAAGTGATGTGGCGGATGTGTTGTTTCGTTGGCAGCACATGAGTCTTTTGGATTTCACAGATACGTGGGAGAAATCCGGCGCAGACAACGGAAACTGGAGCTGGACTGCACGAGCCAGTCTTCCAGGTGTAGGGTCCGTGAACTTGGATATGTACCACGAACGTTTCGACGCGCAGTCTACGGTTAATTTAAACGTCATGTACGTGACTGTGAAGATAGGCGAGTTTGCTTTCGTAACGTTTACAGAAAACAACGCAGATTTTACAGACCTTACTAACTGCGCTTTACGGTTACTGAACGGACTGGAGTTTACTCAAGATGATGTATGACGGAACCTGGGTTGAAGTCGACGAAGCACAGGACGTCGCTGTGTCAGATGCGCTGTACAAAGCTCTGTGCGCCATGCCAGAATGTGCGTGGGAAGGATTTTCAGATAGAGCTGAACGCCTTATGGTCGTCAGTACCGAGCATTGGAACACGAAACATGGCTTACCCAGTGACGACAGTTGCCCGCATGACTAATCTCCTGCGTGATGCAGGAGAGTCTGGGTTAACGCGGAACCAGATGCGTGACCGGCTGTCACGGAAGCAACGGCAAGCCATGGATGAAGTTCTGGAACATTTTGTCAAGACCGATCAGGTTGATACGCACAAAGTCGAAAACCCAGGTCATCCTGTAACGCTTCGGTACATTCTGAAGTTGCAAAACACTTTGGAACCTGCACCTGCGTCTGACGATGTGGTTGTAGTAACCCCGCCAGTTCTAAGTGAGCAAACCTCGGGGACAGACAAAGAAACGTCCACGATTTTTACAAAAAAGATTTACCCCACTATTCCTGGAATGCCTGGACTTCCACACCGAGTAGCAGCTGCAGCGGTTCATATTGTGGTAGCCCTCGGACAGAACGAAGGCAGGATCCCGCAGACCGACATGGTTGTTCGTCTGCGTGACATGGGGTACGACAACGACACCATTCGTCGTGCGCATGGACTGCTGCGTCTGGATGTTGTGCGAAACAAGAAACTGACGTACTGGGTATGGAGGATGCCGGCAGTACGGTGATCCCGGACATGCAACGGTCCCTGAACGCGATGTTCAGGGACCGTTCTGTGTGTCAGGGGGCTACGCGCCCGTTCTTGTTGAAGGCTTCGTGCGTGACTGGCATAAGCGCCCGCCAGATGGTTTCCATCTTGTCTGCTACAAGTGTGATCTCATATTGCGGATAACTAGGAAACCTGCTGTCCGGATGCTTGGTGCGCAGTGACAAGACGTTCATCAACGAACGAGCGTTGATCGTCAAGTACATAGAACTGTAAATGCCGACAGGGAGCACAGACCTTGCTACTTCTCGAGCGACACCTTCGTTCAACAAGGTCTCGTACGTCTGGTACGCGTCTTCGTAGCGACACATAAAGTGCTCTGTCGTCAGGACCACCTGGTCGTCACTACCAGGCACGAACTCGTAAGCCCCTGGCTTCCCTTGTTGTACAAGAGGACGGTCAGTGTCTGGGATGTAAAAAACAGGCTGTAGCTTACGATACCGTCCCGACTCTTCGTTGTACGAAGCGATACGGTGCCGCATCAACTCACGGAAGACGAAGATAGGAGCGCTGATGAAGAACGTCATCACGGAGTGCTCGAAGGGAGAACCGTGCCTCTCGCGCATCAAGTACTGGATAAGCTGCTTGTCACCAGGTTCCAGCGTGTGTGACCGCGCACTGTGTGTACCTTGAGTGGACACACGTGCTGCCATAGGGATGTCGACGTCAGACGCACTATGCTTGACCAGATAAACATCCACGTCGGACCGGAATGAGCATACGTTTTTCACGAAAGGAATTTTCCTTTCTCGTCGCGCTGCCTGTTCTCGAGTTTCCTGGTCAGCCCGTGCAACATGTATAAAGCATCTACGACAAGAGTTTCAATAGGTGGCACGGAGTGGTCGTCAAACCACACAAGTGTTTCGTACGCATATGCACTTTTAGGAGCTGCTAGTGTGTTAGCCGTAGCTAGCGCGCTTTGTACACCTGGTACAAGAGTAATGCTGTACCTGTCTTCGACCACTTCAAATTGAATAGAGCCAGCCGTCGTGTGTGTAAGCACGCCGCGCCACGTCTCCGGATCAATACGTTGGTGGTCGAAGCGAACTTCCGTCCCGGGAGTTACCAAAAGGTTGCTACTAAGGGCATCGTTAATCGCTTTCTGGATTCTTTTTGCGTACGTATCGACAACCACTGTGCTCTCTTCAATGGTGTCGTAATGACAACGTGGACAGTGCATACAAGATCCTCCTCAGGGTGAGCGACCAGGGTACCGTACGCCGGCAGCGGGCGGCTACCGTTGACCCAGACCTGCTGAGATGCTAAAGTCACAGGTACCCAGACAGACGGAGATACGTGTGATTGTTCGAAACGCAGCTAGGTGTCGACTCTGCTCGACAGTCGTAGAAAGTAAGTACCGCCACGACTTCCAAGCTTGTACGTGTGGGGCGATTTTTGTCGACGGCGGTCGTGACTACCTTCGCCGAGGCGGATCACCTGAAGCCCTGGAAGACCTTAGTGTGTTTACTGACGACAAGGATGCAGTGTGAACGAGCGTACGCTAGCTGACGATCTTGAAGATGCTGTTAATCGTTTTATTAACATGCATGCGGATGTCCATACTTCTGGTGTGCTGACGGACCTTGCGTACGAGGCTCTTCGTGAAGTATCCGAAGATATTTTTAACCTCGCAGCTTCAGGTCCTGATACCGACTGTCCGACGTGTTCGCTGATTCGTGCGGTTGCTCGAAGTAGTTTTGTTTTGTCTGCTGTGACGAAGGACATTCTAGCCGGACGTGACCTTCCACATATGCAGTTAGCACATGAAGTGGCTGAGACCAACGCAGAATCTATCGTGGCTTTAGTGCGAGGTGTCAGTACACACTACTCTGAGCAGGAGGAAACCTCTCAGTGACACTACTTTCGGACCGTGATCTGTTGCTTGCGCTGAATAGCGGTGAGATTCTGCTCGATCCGTACATTCCCGAAAATGTTCAACCTTCGAGTATTGACGTGCGTCTAGGTCCTGATTTCAAATTTCTCGACCACGACGGTGACATTAATCCTTTTGAACCTGTTACCTACTCAACGTACCATAACGTTGGTGCACTAAACTTGCGCCCAGGTCAGTTTGTTCTTGCACATACAGTTGAAAAACTTACATTGCCTTCTAACATTGCAGCGCGTTTAGAAGGTAAATCGACTTTGGGGCGTATGGGTCTTCTTACGCACGCAACGGCAGGTTTTATCGATCCTGGATTTTCTGGTCAGATTACGTTGGAGCTCTGTGTCCTCGCTCCCAATGCATTAAGGCTAGTTCCAGGTATGTTGATCGGACAGCTGTGTTTTTTTCGAATGTCGTCCACAGTGACGAATCCTTACGGATCTTCTGTTATCAGGTCACATTATCAAAACCAAACAGGTCCGACAGCACCTGCTGAATTGAACGAACAACTAACGTTATGGTAGAAAGGTAGTGTACTCAGGGGCCTCTAGCTCAACAGGCAGAGTAGCGGACTTTTAATCCGTGGGTTGTGGGTTCGAGTCCCACGGGGCCTACTGTCCTACTCAACACAACTAACAGGAGTATCAGTGACTACAAAGTTTGGAAAGCCTCTGCACCAGCAGGAGTTCCATCTCAACGCTTTGCTTTACGGACCTCCCGGCACAGGGAAGACCGTAGCTTCTCTCGGCGCGGCACGTCTGGGACGTGTTCTGTTGATCGATGCAGAAGCTGGTGCAAAGGCTGTGGCCCTGGAGTCGCACGGCATCCCCACCGACCAGATCGACGTCTGGCCGAGCAACCCTGCTGAACTGACGTTCGAAGCCCTTGAAGCGTTGGTTATCGACCTGACGACATCGTTGCTCAAGGATCCCAATGCGTACACTGCTGTCATTGTGGACTCGATGACGGAACTCTCCAAGCGCTTCTTGGAGAAGCAGGTAGCTGCTCAGGTTTCCAAGTCCGAACGCATCGGCAAGCAGCGTGACCGTTGGCAGGTTGAGCTTCAGGACTACGGTGTCGCTGCCAGTCAGCTACGTCTCCTTCTCCGACGTCTTCGTGACCTCCCCGTACATCTAGTGGTCACTGCGCTCGAGCGTCGCGACATGGATGACGACGGTCTCGTGTCCTACGGCCCTGCTATGTCGCCGGCGGTCGCCATCGACACCATGGGACTTGTCGACGTGGTCGGTCACACTGCTGTCGAGCAGGTCGGAACAGGGACGTTCTATTTGGCTTCGTTCGTTCCTCTCGGACGTCGCAAGGCCAAGGACCGTCTGGGTGTGCTACCTCCGCGCATGGTCGACCCGTCGGTGGATCGTATCCTGAAGTACGTCGACGGTAAACTTGACCGTACACAGGACCCACGCCAGCAGGCTATCCGAGACGCCGCAGAGGGACGTACGCCCGTTAGCGCACCGAACGGGTCTGATGCGGATGCAGTTCTGGAAAGTATGTTGGCAGGAGGCATCTCGTAGTGTAAGGTGGGCAGTGGTGCGGTCGCCCGCTCCAGTCACGTACAGCACGTCACTCAGTTCAAGCCCGGAACACAGGGCAGAAAGTATAGAGGACCAAAGAATGCCGAAGCTCAATGCCGTTCTTGCTGCTCAGGTCGAGCGGCAGGAGGTGCAGATCAATTACGAGCCGCTTCCGGCGGATACGTACACGGTTCGACTCATGAACGTGGAGCCGCGAGAGTCCAAGAATGGCGATCCTGCGTGGTCGTGGACCTACGAGGTCGTCGAGGGTGAGCACACCGGTCGGCGTCTGTGGGACTACACGTCGCTGTCGGAGAAGGCGCTGTGGCGTGTGAAGGCTATCTTTGATGCTTTTGGTGTCGCTCCTGGCACGGACACCGACGATCTCCTAGGTCGACAGGTTCGGCTCGTTGTGTCGCAGCGGATCATCCCGGCGGGGCGCCGCCAGGGCGAGATCGGCAACCAGATCGACCGCGTGCTGCCTGGACCCTCCCTGTCGGAGGTGTCGGCGGCCAAGGAGGCGGCTTCTATGTTCTGACGGGCCAGAATATATAAGCTGCCGACCAGCCCACTTCTGATGTTCGCACCATCGGAGGTGGGCTGGTCCATGTCCGGAGGCCACCGGGCAGACTGATGTCTTGTCAGCGCAGGTGTTCGGCGAGTAAGGTAGCGGACACCTTTGACACCTGTTCGGCCCTGGGAGCTCGTGTGCCACGTCTTGCTACGTCTGCACCAGATCCGTCAAGCCAGAACGATCTTCCGTTTGAGACGTTGGGTACGAACCCTGAGGACACCTGGGTCGATGCCCTGACGTTGCACGGGGAAGGTCCTGGCACGTCTGATAAGGGAGGCGAGTGGAGTACCCGGTGTCCGGCCCACACGGACAGCCATCCCAGCCTTCGCTGGCGAATCGCCCGTGACGGGCGGGTGCTGTTCCACTGCCACGCCGGCTGTGAATTCGAAGAAGTTCTTCACGCCCTCAAACTTGACCCGTGGGCACTTCAACGTGTCAAGACGCTGTATACATACTGCGACAGAGTAGGCAATCCTGTTTTTCGCGTCGTCCGTACCATGACGACGAAAGGAAAGGTGTTCCGTCAGGAGCACTACAATCCCGTCGCTCAAGAGTGGGCTGTCGGTCGCGGAGACACGCCCGATCTTATCTGGCGTCTCGATCAAGCGATTGGATGGGCCCAGTCAGCGCCTCCTGGCGCCACTCTGTACTTGACAGAAGGTGAGAAGGACGCCATCACGCTGGCTAGTGATGTCGAGCCTTTACACTTCGTGACCACTGCACCGGGCGGTGCAGCGAAGTGGTCAGACGAACTGACACGGCAAGTTGTTGAAATTGTTAATGCTGGTACAGGTCTTCATGTCCAAATCGTAGCCGACGCTGATGTTGCAGGCTTAGGTCGTGCACGTACGCTTGTTCGTACGTTGAGTGGTTTTGACCTCAACGTTACAGCAACGACTGTCGATGCAACTGCTGGATTCAAGGACATCAGCGAACTCATCGACCGTGTCGGTCGCGAGTGGCGCCGGCACATGGTCGATCTCACAGCAGATCCCATGGCACAACCTTGGGACGAGACCGGTGGACTTTTTCTTGACACGCACCCGGGTGTGCCAGGAAACAGAGCCTTCCACCACACCATCGGGCGCGGTCGTCAGGCCGAAACTGTCATTCGCGCTGTGTGCGCAGTTATTCCTAAGTTTAACGTAGTTAATGAGCACAAAGACCGTATTGATGGTTGGGTATGTGACGTTTACGATCCGTATCACACGGAGCCTCGGACGCTAATGGTTCCTGCGGAATCGTTGTCCACCAAACCTCGGTACGATACTTTCCGCTCCGAGATCGGACTGCCGCCAGCGCCAAACGCCAACGGACTTGCGTTTCACGAGCAGCTTGACGCGTTCCTACGCTTTCACAGCCGGGGCCTTCAGTTTGCCAAGTCTCTCCCGCGTGCCGGCTGGAATCGCAGCGGCAACGACTGGGCCCTGGTAGACGGTGATACAGGCCGTGTGGTCCTCGGGGTCGGCTACACGGGCCACCAGGCGACAGGTCTTGTCTACGGCACTGACGCGTCTCCTGAGGAGACTGCGCGACGTGTCGCTGAAGCACTCAAGCTTCGCGACTACTCGGAGTCTGGTCCGTTGATGGCGTGGGTCAGCGCGTATCTTCTCCAGCCCGTGTTGTGGAGCCTAGGGTATCGAGACCGACCTGTCTTGGCAGTGACGGGACGTTCAGGTGTGGGGAAGTCCCGCAACCCGTACCTTGGTTTCGCAGGTCTTGTCAACACGCACGAAACCACGCCTGCAGGTCTGACGCAGATGCTCCGAACGCGGTCGTTGATGGGCCTCGACGACCAGCGCATGAGTGACGTCATCGGGGACGCTATTCGACAGGCGACAGCCCAGGACACCATGGCTGCTCGTGGCACGCCTGAACAGAACGCTCTGGTGCGTAAGGCTGAAGGTTGGATCGTCTATTCAGGCGAGGATCAGCCGTGGATTGACGACCGAGCGCACTTGGAGCGCACCGTCCACTTAGTTCTCCATCACAATGTACAAGGACGTACGTGGGAGGATGGAACTTCACAATGGCCTATTGCCTCACAGTACATGGGGAAAGGCTTGGGAACCGGGTGCGCCGGCACGTTAGCACGTGAGTTGAACCAACACGCGGATACGCTGCGTAGTAATTTGCTGCACAATACAGGGCAGCGAGGTATTGCTGGATACCAGATGTGCTTGATCGGCGCTAAAGTTCTTGCGGATTGGTTGCGCAAGTACGGGTACGAAACAGAAGCGTCTTCTTTTTACGCAGGTGCGCAAGCGTGGGTTGATCGTGCAGAAAAGCGTGCGTCTGCGCGTTTTATTGGTGGTGTTGGGCAAATGCTTACCGACACCGTAATTCCAGCCTTTTTGTCGTGGGCACCTAACTTTGCTATTTCGCCATGTGAGCTTGCTGTACGAAGGCTTGAGCAAAATCTTATTCAGGATGCTGTACGTTTAGCTTACAGTAAAGGATACCGCAGCGCATGTGCTCTTGATAAACCTCCCGTTATTGTGATTCGATGTGAGGACGAGGTTCGGGTTCTGTGGAACAGCACCCTTCTCGCCCGGTGGATCGCGGACCAACAAGGTGGTCAACGATCACGCGCTATCCGTGAAGGACGTCCGGAACTTCTTACTGCGACATCTTTGGCGTCACAAACGGCCGCTGTCAAAGCGGATCCAATGTGGACCAACGTTTTGGTACGTGTCGACAAACAGCGTGTTCGATACACTATGGCCAGCGCAGGTATTTCAGAATGGCTGTTGCTGCGTGTTGCAGACACAGGCAGTATCGGCTGAAAGGACATCGGTCCATGGGCGACGTCGTGAAACTGAACACGGCCAGCAAAAAACTATCGTACACTGACGCCAAACCTCCAGGTCCCCCACCTCCGCCGGACGAGAACGGAGCTCCGCCGTTCTGGTACTGGTTGTTGCTTCAACGTGCCAGCGACGATGCTGTTTGCGCAGAAGCTGCCATTACCATTTCTGAACGTTGGAGTGTCGGACCTGACTACGTACATAGTCGTATCCTGCGTACGTTAAAGCGAGAGCGCTCAGAAATTTACGAAGGTGCTTGTCGTTTAGCAGACGACTACTGCACTTTTGCGGGAATTCCTCTAGAGACGCATCTGGCCGTACGGGGTACGGTCAGTCCTCTCCGACCGACTGCGCCTGAACAATGTGAGCACCATTTTTCCGACGGACGCCTCTGTACACGTGCAGCGGTTCCGTTTACAGGCCGTTGCCCTCGGCACGGCGGTCAGTGGATCGATCCCGAGGACTACGCACTCATCACACGTACGGTCCGGGATCATGTTCTTGAACTGAGTCTTCGCGCGGTTGCCAAAGTCGAGGAGTTGATGGACACGGCACGCTCGGAGAAGGTTCGCCTGGAAGCTGCGCAGACGGTGCTCCGCATGACAGGACACGACCCTGCCAACGGCGGTGCGCAAGTTACGATTTCGGCACCTGTTGCTGTTCAGATCAACCAGATCAACCCTGTCGATGTCGTCATGGAGCGCCTGGAGGCCATCGCCTCACATGCAGCTGTCATCGCAAAGGAAGCACGAGACGCAGAACTTGCGGAGCAGGTCATCGAAGGTTCTGTAGTAGAGGAGGACGACGTCGACGATGAGTAGCAGTATTGAGCAACGTCTTGCCTCCTTACACCCTGACGTGCGCAGGCAGGTACTTGACGGGCTGTCAGAAGACGACATTGCGCGACTGCTGTACACCTGGCGCTACAACGCGCGTGAGGAACAGTGGGCAGCGACCACCTGCGCATCCCACGTCGTTCTTTTTGGTGCAGGGCGCGGAGCTGGCAAAACGCTGACGGGTTCTCAGTGGATCCGACACAGGATCGACACCAACGAACTAGCACGCCCTTTGCGTTTCGGGCTTATTGCTCGTACAGCCGCTGACTGCCGCGACGTCATGATCCAAGGCTCGTCAGGACTGTTGTCCGTTTTTCCTGAAGACCAGCAACCCCGGTACATTCCGAGCGCACGACGTGTTGACTTTTATGACGGCTCTGTCGCGTTGATGTTCTCTGCTGAAGAGCCTTCTCAGCTTCGTGGTCCGTCATTCGACTTCACGTGGGCCGATGAGTTAGCTGCGTGGGATCATCGACCGGACGACTCCGGACTGACTGCGTGGGACAACGCCAAAATTGCCACACGTGATGGGCCGAACCCTCAGATTTTCGTGTCGACAACTCCAAAACGCTCAGGTCCACTTCCCGAACTATACGCACAAGCGAATACTGGACAGGGTGTCGATCTGTACACAGCAAGTACGTATGACAACACGCATTTGTCACCGACGTACCTACAGACCATGCGTGATCTGTACGAAGGCACACGTCTTGGTGCACAGGAGTTGTACGCACAACTCCTTCATGACGTAGCAGGTGCCTTGTGGAAACAAGACATGATTGACGAATTACGTGTAGCCCGACAAGACATCGGTGAACTCCCTCTCCGCGTTGTCGCTGTCGACCCGTCAATTGCTGAAAATCCACGTGATGAATGTGGTATTGTCGTTGTCGGCGCCACGGGCCACAAGAACCCTGTACGCCGGCACGGGTACGTTTTAGCCGACAGGACGGTTCTTGGCAGTCCACGTACCTGGGCTAAAGCAGTAGTTGCAGCCGCACGTGAGTTCGAGGCTCCGATTATCGCTGAAGCAAACCAGGGCGGTGCGCTGGTCCTGGAGGTGATTCGTTCAGTGGATCCAAACATTCGCGTACGTACAGTCCACGCCAAACGTGGAAAAGCGCTTCGCGCAGAACCTGTCCAGATGGCCTATGAGCAAGGGCGCGTGTCGCACGTCGGCAATCATGCACTTCTAGAAGCGCAAATGACAGCGTGGGTCCCAGGTGAGACCGCGAAGTCGCCAGACCGTGTTGACGCTTTGGTGTACGGCGTCGCTGCGCTTCTTGTGCCGTCGTCGTCCACTGTCGGGATCGGCCAGATTTCAGTCAAGCGTGCTCAAGGACGACTTCCAAGTCGACGAGCAGTCGTGGATTCTGTTCGTCGACTTCCTGTGCACCGTCCAACTCCATGGATGTAGAGGTTTTTATGGACCAGTTACGTGTTGAATTCGACTTGTTTCCTGCTACAGTGACGACTGTAAACGGGCGGATTCCTGACGTACGAGCCTCTGTAGTCGACAAAGTTCTCTATGTGTGGTCCCGCACGTCAAGCCGGCCTATTGTTGGTCCAGGTCCTTACACTATTATTCAGTCACCCGTGTCAACGTGGCGGGGTTCGACGTCAAAAGGACTGACCTTGACCACCGAAGATGGAGAAATCTCCATCTCTTTACAAGGAGGTTGTGGGTGTGGAAATCCGTTGAGGTCGTGGAATCCCTGGCCGGGCAAGCGAAAAATAGTCGTGGGGCTGGGCAACTCCTGATGCTTGTCGTCAGCGTTGCTGCTACTCGACGTATGACACGTATTGTCACTAAAGATGAAATTGCAGCACCTATCCGAGACTGGGCTTTTAACAACAATCATAAAAAACTTACATATCTTGTCAACTGCCCACACTGTGTATCGGTGTGGGCTGGCTTTTTGGTGACGTCTCCTCTAGTCCCAGCTTCTGTGAAATGGGGCTTGGCTTTGTCGGAACTCACTATTATGACTACACGTCAAGGGGAGTTGTGATCGAATGGCCTTGTTCAAGCCTAAACCTGCAAATTACGGTTTGCCACGTGCTTTAACAGCGGCTGCTGCTACGGTACGTTTGAACGACCGTGCAACGCTAGAGGCTCTACAGAGTCGACAAGCCTCATCTTCGTGGCAGGATGAAGCTTGGGAGTTCTTTGACGCTATTGGCGAACTGAAATATGCATTCGGCCTTGTTGCAGCAGTTGTTTCGCGGGTACGGATGTATCCTGCAGTCATCGTAGACCAGGACAGTCCGCCGGTTGCCGTGGCAGACGCTGTAGCCGTAGAACGAACGACGGAGTCCGGCGTTCTGGGTTTGAGTACAGATCGCGGAATTGACCCTCGGCTGGCGCGGGACGCCAATGTAGCGATGGAATCCTTCGCGGCGCGAACGTCAATCCCCCGGCTCCTCAGCACCGCAGCGCTCAACCTGCAAATTGTCGGCGAATGCTACCTTGCCAACATCCCTGAAGAGGGCTCTGGGTGGCGTGTGTACAGTACCAATGAACTTCGCGTGACGCCGAGTGGTAGCGTCACGTTACGTACAAGTGCAGCAACGACCAATCCGAACGGTATCGGCACCCAGATCAACCCCACGACAGCGTTGATCGGACGAATCTGGCGTCCACACCCGCGATACAGCAGTGACGCAGATTCGTCGATGAAAGCGCTACGTGCAGACTGTGATGAGCTTTTGCTCCTGGACCGCATGGTGCGCACGACGGTTCGTTCTCGAATGAACGCAGGTATTCTTTTCGTCCCTGACGCGCTTAGCGTAGCGGCACGTACGCCTGTCGACCCCATGCATCCGGACGACAGCGAAGGCGAAGACGTCTTCGAGAGTGAGCTGATGGCTGCAATGGTGCAGCCGATCTCAGACGAGCAGGACGCATCTGCTGTCGTTCCGCTTCTTGTCCGAGGACCTGCTGATCTCGGAGATCGTATCAAGCACACGGCTCTCGGCCGTGATGTGTCCATGGCACTTATGGAGCGTGCGCAGAAAGTACTCGAGCGTATTCTTCAGGGCATGGACGTCCCGAAAGAAGTTGTCCAGGGTCTTCAGGACGTCAAGTACGCGAACGCGTTAGTCATCAACGAGGGCATGTACAAAGCCACCATTGAGCCTATGGCAGTTCTGCTGGCCGATGCGTTGACTGAAATCGTTCTTCGACCCATCCTTCGAGCGCAGGGTTGGTCAGACGCAGAGGTCGGCCGGCTCACCGTGTGGTACGACCCGTCCGAGGTCGTCAGCAAACCGGACCCCGCGCAATCTGCGTCGGAAGGGTACGACAGGTATCTTCTGTCTGGTGACTCGTGGCGACAGGCACACGGCTTTAGTGACGCAGACGCACCTCGGAGTGCTGAGATTGCACGGCGTGTGGCTCTTGAGAAGACGCAGGTTACTCCGGAAATTGCACAGGTTCTCATGGAGAAACTGCTTCCGGAACTGTTCAAAGCTGAGCGAGACGCCAACATTGCTCAAGATGGCGGGATGCCCGATGACCTGACGACAGCCTTGTCAGGTCCAGACGCTGCTGCACAAGCACCTGTTGACGTGTCTGGAGGCCCGGCAGGTCTGTTCCAGCCGGCGGGTGGCGCAACGTCGCCTGCTGTGAAGGAGGTGCCGCTGCTGTGACGTGGACACGTACGGCCATTGTTGCCGCTGCGCAGGTAGGCTGGGCGACACCTGACGCTGTGCTACCTATTGCAGATGTCAACGATTTGCACAAAGCAATTTTAGCGTGCAGTCGTGCACCTGAGCATACCGTATTTGGATTTCTTACCCATTGTGTACGTCGGGCAGAAGCTTTGGACGTACCTGTGGACAGCCTTGTCGCTATGTGCGCGGACCCCAAAGGGCGAGAAGGTAAACTGTTAAATAAAATTAAACATGATAAGTATCATCCAAAAGGTAAACACGGAGAATTTCTCTACATTGGCTCGCCAGTACGTGCGTCTATTGAGGGATCTCTGCGCGAAGGTCGTCTTGCTGAGTTCCAGGATACTACTGCACGCATCATTGTTTTTCAGGAAGACGTACCTGCTCAATCTTTTTGGGCTCCTTCAGTAGAGATTGAACGCACAGACTACGAGGCACCTGTCGTCAGTGCTGTTGAAGCGCGCACCGAGAATGAACTGGATCGCACATGGGGCGTACCTGCAAATATCTCTGAAGATGCCTTGGCGTATGCCCGCGACGTTATTGCCACGTATCTACAAAAGCTACCTGATACACCACATATCTGGGACGACGCTTCTAATTTAGCTGACCCTCGTGATGGCGGACCCATCTTAGAATTAGTCAAAGCGACTAATACCTTTAAGAAGATCGGTGAAGTAGTCAATCTTTTAGTAGATACTATTTTAGCACAAGAAGGGTATTCTTCCGATTTAGTCGTACAACAAGCTTTACGTGATCGAATTACCGAAGACTATCTTCGACACTTTACTGTTGTAACCGAAACGTTAAAAACGTACAACGCACAAGATTTTGATTTAAGGACTGCCACAGAAACTACAGCTACTGGGTTTGACCCTTTGATCGCAGCGTGGAAACTAGCAGATGCAGGGTCGCCGGATGTGCCGTTCCTTGAAAGATTTTCATCAAGTTTAGATACTTTTTACGTACACGTTCCGACAAACAAACAGGAGGCATTAGCAACGGCTGAAAAAGAACTAGACGAGCGCGCACATACGTGGGGTGTAAGTTCTGCGCAACGTGTGTACGCCCTTCGTAAATCGCAGGTTCTCCGTCAAGTTCTACGTCGACTGGGTGTCGAGTTTGGAGCACCTACTGATGTCGACGCGCCGTACGTACGTTTACGTCCGTACGGAGAAAGCCCGTGGATTGCCAAACGGTATAAAGAAGTACCGATGCCTGAGAGTCCTGAAGTTGGTGATATTGTTTTTACGTGGGTACGTGGACAGGTTAAAGGACAAACAGACGCTAACGCCCAGTTAACAGAAGTTGAAGTGACTAAAGTTGAACGTGCTCAGCGAGGTATTGAAATTTCTTGGAAATTAAAAAATACGACACCTGATGGAACTGTAACACGTGACGGAGTTAGACCTTCCGAAGTTTTCTTAACAGCACCTGCGCCGCCGAACATCCATCAACGCGTTGACGTAGCTCTGGAAATTCTCCCAACAGAACATATTCGTACTGTATGGAAACACGTTCCTTATGTGCAAATGACGTTCGGCCGTGCACGTGGATCTCGTAGTGAAGTAACTTTTAACTTACCAAGTACACCTAATACGTCGTCTATCGTACATCTCGAGCACCACGCACTTGAATTTGCGCAACCTTGGGTTATGGCTGTTGAATGGGCGCTTTTAGTCAGTTTGATTTATGAAGGTTCTGTAGGTGGGCGTTATTTACGCCAAGGTACTGCAAATCTACCAAATAAATATAAAATGGATCGTCTTTCATACCTACACAGATATCCAGGTTACTGGGGCAATGAATGGGCGGTTGTTGCTGATTTTCCTGAAGCTTATGTAGGAAAAACGTACTATGGCGACTGGTCAGACACATACGCTGGAGGTATTTGCGCGTGTGGAAACTATGAACTTTTAGCAATGTTCGGTGAAACACTACTTGCTGCAAGACCGCCAAGCACATCATTGTTCATTGGCGTAGAAGAACGTGCTCATTATGCGTCACGAGAAGCCGTGTGGGTAACTTTGTTAGATTGGTACATAGGTGTTGTTTTATACATGGTCAATAGTGTAGGTACAACGCGAGTTGTAAAAAATGAACCAAGTAATTTTGTACAAAAGCAGTTGGTGGACGACGCAGAGTACGGCACACCGCACGAACACTCAGTCAAGTTACCTCGCACGCTGTCGGAACTTCGAGCAGTAGCAGATGAAGGACGGCTACGTACAGAAATTTTTCAAAAAGAAGATTCGTGGACGTTACGTTTTTCTGCATCTGTATTTTCTGATATTCCTGCTATTACTGCTACGTTTACAACTAACGGAGCTAAAGACGCAACATTTGTAACAGGTTTTTTGGACACTACAAATGGCGAACAAGTTTTACTTTCTTTAGACGATGTTGAAAAAAATGTAGTGCGCGCAGGTAAACGCCAGTTATATCACTGGGTAGCTCTTCGTAATAGCGCAGTCATCAACAAGTACGGTGTTGGTGCTGAAGTACAACCTCTCGCTTCGTACCCTGTACCAGCGTCTACTTTGTTCCAACTCGACATCGAGGATCTGCCGGAGGTACCTGCGTGAACGTAGATGAAGCGCGTATTGTTTACGTGTTGCGCGGGACGTGGCGCGACAAGGAGTGTGTCGTTGCGATTCGATCCGATATGCGCGTACACGCTACTAGTCCAGAAGTAGCCGCTATTTTACGAACAGCTGTGGCGTTCGAGACCTACTTCGATGTCGATCCTCTGCCGGCGCGACAAATGGCGTTTGACCCAGAAAACCCTCTTCATTTGGCTATTTTCTTGGACGGTCTTGTTTACTGGGAAACACTGAACGTCGAGCCTGTCGACACATTCCCAGCTCCTCCAGAACCTGCGCAGTTCGACAAAGTCGGACTTGTGTACTGATCGGTGGTTGGAAGGACGTACATGCGAACACCCTCCGACATGTTGGCGTGGATGGCACATGAGGCTGCGCATCCAACCGCTGATTGGTCCGGGTACTGTGAGCGTTTAGCTCGCACTGCGTACGGTTTAGGTGCTGTCTACGCAACGGCGACTGAGCATTTTCTCGATGTGCCGGCTCAGTACAGGCACGGCCATTCCACGCCGCCTCCTGCGGGTGCACATTTAATCTTTCGTAACAATGGCGCAGGTCACATTGTTACAGCAACTGGACACAATTGGGAGGTGTACACTAACGACTCTCCTTCCCGGAGGGGGCGTGTCCATCTTGTAGCAGATGGGCGGACCTTGGCTTCTTGGTGTCATGCGACGGACTGGTACGCAGCAGATCCTTATTTCCAAGGTCAGAAGCATATTTTGCGCTGGGGTGGAAGTTCTGCAAACGTTTCGGCGAACTTCCCTGGGACGATTCGTCCAGGCGCTCGTGGTAACGCTGTCCGGACGTGGCAGAACGAAATGATTCGGCACCACTTCATCGCTGACAACTCGGCCAACCGTGATGGGTACTACGGCCCTGGGATGGAGCGAGCTGTGCGCAGTATGCAGGGGCAGCTACATGTCCCTGTCGACGGAATCTGCGGAAATGTGACGTGGCAAGCTCTTGTAGCCCGTCATTGAGATTCAAGGTATGTGTCGAGATACCTGAGGAGGTGTTACGTGAATTTAGAGTTCATTTTTGAAGAGCAACCTGAAGCAATTGTTGCTCGAGGACTAGGCCGGCTAGCCAGGAAAGTGGAAAAAGCTGTTCCTGGAGGTGGTGGTGGGTTCTTCTGGGATGAGTCACTCCACCCCCGAGATCGGCGAGGCCGATTTATTAAGAAAAACGCCTCTGTAGACATCTTTCCGATGGCGCGGGGCTCGAAGCGCAGCGGGTCCGGTATTGTACAAGGACTTTTCCGAGGGCCTAACGGACGTCCGCGCATTACGCTTGAACTTACCGAAGACTTAAGCATTGGTGGACGTTCTTATAAAAAAGGCGAATACGTCAACGTTGACCCGCGACAGATCGAGCCGAGTCGGGATGCCAAAGTTGACCTTGACGACCTTGATGTTGTTGAGCCCACAGAAGATGACTTCCCTGACGTACACAGCGCACACGACATGTGGCGCCGACGTAACAGAATCGCGTTTGTAGAAGAAAAACAAGCGACATCTTCAAGTGCTAGTGCACTTTTGACAAGCGATATAGATAAATACGAACAAGCGGTTGATAAATATACTAGTACAGACGAAGCCAGTTATTCAGAAAAAAGAAGTCTACTCACTCTGCAAAAACAAAGCATTGCAGGCATGAAAAGTCACGGTGCATCCCCGGAATTAGTACGTCTTGCTGAAGAACAGCATAAAACTGAATCAGCAAAACTTGAGCTAGATTTGTTTAACAAACGTCTGGACATTCGTGCAAGACTGAAACCAGGAAAAGAAGAAGAGTACAAACAAGCACTTGAAGCTTTTGAAAGTGCAAAACGTAAACATTTTGAAGAAAACGGGCACGATGTAAATAACATGACAGACGCTGAAATTGAAGACGTTGTAAAAAAATCTCCTCAACTTGAAAAACTTAGAAAACGGGTAGAGTCTACAAAAAGTAGCTTTGAAGCTTTAGACCCTACCCTTGACGAAGCAGTTAAACAAAATAAATTAGAAGAAGCCTACGCAAGGTCAAACCCTGAAATTTTCCATGAAGTTCGTCTACGTAATCAGGATTACGTATCGAATTTAGAAGACGACCATACTCCGAGCGTACCTAAAGACGAAACTCCAAGCGCACAGGGCGCTAAAACTGAAGGAAAAGCGGATGTACAAGGTACACCTGACGTATCTGAAGTTGACGTCCAACAACAAGCGCGTGACAAAAAGCGTCAGCAATTAGCTAAAGACCTAGCTGACAATGAAATTCAACAAAAACAAGTACAGGCTGAAATGGACGCAATTGAAGCTGAGCATCAAAAAAACGATAAAGTTCTAGCGGACGCTATCGACGTAGAAAAAGACAAACCAGAAAACCAGGCACGTGCTGTGCAAACAGCAATTGACAAGTTTACAGCTTCTTTAGAAAAATTAAACGACCCAACTACACGAGAAAGTACGGCTGTAAAACTTACAAGGGTGGATACCGCACTTAACGCTTTGAAAAAAACGAAAGGTTCAGACGCTCTTAAAGATCTAGCAACTAAACGTGCGGAAACTGTAAAAACAAAAAAAGAATTAGATATGTCTATGGAACGTACCAAACTTAAACTTAGCCATTACCAAAGGGCTAAAAAAGAGGAAGCGAACGCCTACACTCAACTTGAAGGTCGCTGGGGAGACGCACAGGAAGAATTGGCGTTCGATATAAACGACCCAAATTCACCAACCCGAGCATGGGATCTTTCTGCTGTACACGAAGACATGCTGAACGGTCTAGAAAACATTGTTGAAGATTTTGACCGTGCCGGCGCACCTGCTGCTGAAATGCGAAAAGTTAAAAACGCAGTTGAAAAATATCGTGAATCCCTTAAAAACGAAGACCCAAACAGCAGTACCTGGGATCTTATAAATGCTGCACACGCACGTCTCACAAACGCTAAAACAATGGTTAAAGCATCAGAAGCTTTAGGTGGCGGAGTAACTCCTGAGGTACACCACGCACTAGCAGTTGCTGAGCTAGATTTAGCCCATTGGCGTGCTGTAAATGATGAAAGACTTTTAAAAACTAGCCTTATTACATCTGAAGACGTTAAGCACCAAAACGAATTAAGTGCCAATTATCGTAGCGTGGCAAAAGCTAATATGCCAGGCGCAAAATCTGTAGACTCGCCTGGAACCACCACAGGAACTCCCGCGCCAGGACAGCCTGGTGGGACTCCCGGAGCGCCGAATGTTGAAGCTCCAAACGCTGAAGCGCAAAAGCTTGATGAAGAAATTAAAAACCTTACTGACGAATTGATGAACTATGAAGGCGGCGTCGACGCTGAAAAATTTGAACTGCCAAAACGTAGTCCAAAAATGCCTGGTGTTTCCCGCCAAACTGCAAAAGTAAAGAAAGATATGGACATGTTTAACGCAATATTAGATGACATTATTACAGATCCTGATAATATAAGTGAAGATACTCGGGATATCATTAACGAAATTATTAAAGCACATCCCACAGCTGCTCAAGAGTTGCGGTCGCTAGTTAGACGTAACGAGTTTGCAGGACAGCTTCTTAAAAAGCATTTTATGAAAAATAGAAAGTATTCAAAAGCTATCTTACCTGTTTTGAGAGAAGCAGAAGCAGGAAATAACGGACGTCCGTTAGAAGACGCACTACCAACGCCAGACGTCACCAGTGGAGATTTTGCTGTATTAAAAGAAGCAGATCCAGAACTTTGGAAAGTCGTAGCCGACGAGGTTGTAAAATCTCATGAAACCTCACAAGCAAGTTGGCGTCAGTTACGTGAGAAGTACCACGCATTACGTAGCATGGAAAAACGGAGAGACGCTCTCAGAGAAACGCAACCATCTAGCGGCTCGCGTGGACGCCCTCAACCTACAGGTACACCACCTTCTGGCGTTGGCAATGTTAAATTCCTAGCAGCTGATAAAAAGATTATTGACGAACTGTTCCCAATTGGAATAGAAGGTAAAAACCTTAAACGAGATCCTGATAAAGGTTTTACATATACGGATCCAGCACTAGCAGTAGCCGATTTACAGAATTTCCGCCGGCGACGTGGGTCTTTGACACCGAGTCAGGAAAAAAGTTATAATAAACTTGTTAATAAACTTACAGGTGAGTTTGTTACAGACGCTTTAGATAAGCACCTTGACGACCCTGACAAAGTAAAAGCTACGCGAAATTCAGATGGCAGCCTCGATATTGAATTTACAAAAATTCCTACAACCGATCCTGCAAACTCTGTTACACTCAGTGTACGTCTTAATAAAAATCCAGACGGTACGTCGTGGGAGCTACAAACTTTAGATGGAGTTTCTACAGGTGTCTCAATTCCTATTAACGAGCGTTTAGATAAAAAAGATCTTTCTCCTTCACTTAGAGAGCCGCATAAGTTTCTTTTTGAAAGTGATGGTTCGTGGACGCCTGCACTTAAACGTTTACACGGTACTGAGACTACAGATTACAAAGGTAAAAGAGTACAAGATCGGGTCGCGGTGCTTACCGGACAGCTCACTGCACCCGGTCACACGCGCGAAAGTCTTCAGCGTATCGACCAGGATTTTGCTTTTGAGCAAAAACGTTTAAATAACGCAAAAAGTGTAGCTCGTGATAATGCTGCACGATATTCACGTAAAGGAGACAATGAAAATGCTAGTTTAGAAACTGGAAAAGCAAATAGGTACGATAAACGCGTAAAAGATATTCAAACTCTTCGAGATGCTCTTGTTACGGCAGTAGGCCGATCTGAAGGTGCTGAATCTGCAAAACGTTTTCGTGAAAATGCTAATAATTACAAACTCGACACGCCTCCAGCCAACAGGTCTGTAGGTGTTTTTGGTGCCAAATCTGTTAACCAAGGTGTTGGACCTTTAGAGCAACAAGCTGACGGAAAAAATAAATTTAAATCTCGTAATGCAAACACGTCTAAACTTTTTTCAAATAAAACGTTTATTGATACTATGAGTACTGAATCTGATAAAATTGAGTTCCCTGGCGATGGAAGCTTTGTTCTCCGCGACGACAATTTAGACCACGTCGCTGCACGTATTCAAAAGAA